ACGTTTCACAGTAGGGCAGAGGCCGCATACTACTGGTTCACACTGAAGCCCAGGCTTGAGGCTGGCGAGATATCGCACCTGGAGTTTCAGCCTGTCATCAAATGCGTAGTTAATGGAGAGCATATATGCAGATACACAGGGGATTTCCGCTACATAGACCCAGCGGCAACAGGCTCGAAGGGTCAGCGCGGTGCAACAGTATTGGTGGAAGTAAAGGGGTACGAGACACCAGAGTACAAGCTGAAAATGAAATTGGTAAAGGCCTTGAACCCTGGCCTACTTATCAGCGTGGTTCAAGCAAGCTCTTTAAGGTCTCAAGCATCTGCTCTGCCGTCTGTAGAGTAATGGACATAGAGCCTATCGCATTCAAGGGTGATAGAAGAGACAAGTACCTAGTCACTGCCAGGCACATTGCATACTACCTATGCCGTGAGCATACGATGAATAGCTACCCAGACATTGCGTACCAGGTGAACCGTGACCATACGACAGTTATGTATGGGGCAAAGAAGGTAGCCAGGCGTTTGGCTCATGGTGATGCTGACATACGCCTGGTATGTGATGCGGTTCTATCATTGCTCAGAGCAAACCAATGAAGAAAACAAAGATAACGCCAGACCCAGTGAGAGACCCACCGAAGCAATCAGGTGGTGAGTATCAGTGTCCTGGTGCTTACATGATTATTCCAGCCAGGGCATATGGCGATGACAGGTTCAATCAGTATCCGATGACGTTCAGGGCATTTGGTATCTGTTGCGCCCATGCCAATAGCTGGACAGGCGTGTTCTTTCCTAACCAGTTATATGTAGCCAACGTGTTGCAGTGTAGCCAGCAGGCTGTCTCTCAGCATATGCGCAAGCTGGTGTCCTGGGGATATATAGAGAAGCTACGCAACCAGGATGTGCGCAGAACCTATGGCAAGCGAGGTGCATTGTGGCGTGTCATCTATGACCCTACCAAGACCATAGAGGATTGTATTGCTGGTCAGCCTGCCCAGGATAGAGACCCAGAGCTTGAAGCAGAGATAGCCAGGAACACACTGGCCAAGCTGAAGAATGACCTGGGGGAAACATCATCAAAGCCTGTGGATAAGAATAGGAATAACAAGGCACAGCTTGTACAAGCCCCAGCTAGTATTGGTACTGATACAGACACATTACACAAGCCTGACCTTGTGCAAGTAAACAAGGTGGAGCTAGTAAATAACTCCAGTAACTTAACTAATAAAAAGACTATAGGGGAAATTGATTGTAAGAAGATGTGTCAAGCGTACAGCCAGCTAGTCAACCAGGTGTATGGCAAGGCATGGCAGTACGATATGAGACAGCTCAACCTGGCAGGTGAGATATTGCAGAAGCAGACCCAGGCAGAGTTCATTGCAGATGCTGGTCAGTTCCTTCAATGGGCTATCAGTAAAGGCAAGCAAGCACCACACAGCCTGCAATACTATCTGCAACGCCTGGACAGCAAAGAGAAAGCCCAGGCAGGTACAGTATCCACAGAAGATATGGTCAAGAAGCTGGCCAATAAGATGAGGATGAAATGATAGGCCTGTACAAAAACCAAGCGACCCTATGGGTTTTGTATGGCCAGGAATATCTATCAGGAAGGAATGCCCATGTTCCTGTGTGATATCAATGACTTATGGGCAGAAAAACGACCCTTTCCCCCCCACCATGCTACCTACGGTAGGGGGGTTTCACAAAAATATTTTGGGGTTTTCGTTAAAGGAGATGAGTATGAAAAAGACGTATGACGTTGTAATGGCGCAAGAGATGGTTGGCCAGACTGATGAGAATGGCAATCCTAAGACACGCTGGGTAAACCTGGGTATTGCCTTTGAGAAGGACGGTAAGCCCCCTCGCATCAAGCTGAATGCTTTGCCCATACCTGACAAGAATGGTGAGATATGGATAAGCCTGTTTGAACAGAAGCCCAAAGACCAGAATGCTGGTGGTGGGTATGGGCAATCTAATAATGCCGCGCCATTTTGATTGAGGTGATGTCATGATTACCAAAAGGGTAAAGAAGCTCTGGCAGGGCAAGTATGTGTCCATCAGGGATTATGAGAGAGACAAGGCCATCGTGAAGGGTGGGATGCGTCTTGAGCATGGCAAGGATGTTATGGAGCTGAATGTTGACCAGCTAAAGCAACTGCGAGGTGACGGTAATATGCACCAGAGTAAGTTTGGCGGTCAGTACGAGCTGATTAACATAACCTGGCAACCGTTAACCCATGACCCTAATCAAGGGAGCTTTATCTAATGGCCAAGAGGGTAGTACCGCCACAAGGACGGTTTGGGGGCGTAGGAGAGCTGAAGAAGCGTCTGCGCGGCTCACAGATTATTTATGACAATCGGGATGGCCTGGCTACTGAGATGCTGGGCATTGCCAAGGCAAACATTACTGATGTTGTAAATTGGAATGGTGACCAGGTAACGGTCAAGGAAATCGAAGATATCCCTGACTATGCGTTATCGGCAATCAAGAAGATTAAGGTAACGCCTACCCAGAATGGCAACATGATAGAGGTTGAGATGATTGATAAGGTCAGGGTGCTACAGCTCCTGGCCAAATCAGCAGGCCTCTTAGATACAGAGAAGGATGTCGAGAAGCCAGCGGTGGTTGATATCCAAATGATTATGCCTGGAGAAGAGAAGGATGAAGATTAGGTTGGCTACCCTGGATGACCTAAAATACATAAAGCATCTAAGCAAGGTTGAGAGCCATGCGCTGGGCTTTATCCCTAATACCGCCTATGAAGCCGCTATAACTGGCGTGAAGCCTGGCAAGCGGTGGTCTGATGTATGCAATGACAAGCTTTGGGTCTGCGAAGAGAACAAAGACCTTGTCGGGTTTATGCTGATGAGCTTTGGCGGCTGGGCGAAGGTCAACCAAATAGCTATCCAGGAAGATGCCAGATTGATTGAGAGGGGCAAAGCTTTGCTCAAGGCTGGCATGGAACATGGTTATCAGCTAGGCCGTGAGGATTTTATCTGTGGCTGTGCGGATGACCTGCCTTCTAATAATTTTTGGCAGGGCGTAGGCTGGTATCAAATCGGTCAACGTCAGGGGATATCGCACACTAACACCTGGAAAGAAACATCTGCCAGGAAGGTGAACGTATACCACCGCCAACTAAATAGTTTATTCCAGCATGGAGAAGATAATGAAGATAAAGGAAAGTGATTATCTGCTGTGGAACATCTACCACAGTGTGATTGCCCTGTTGTTGGGTGCTTTGGTTGTTATTGAAGGGATAGAGTTATGGCTGACACACCTAGCTCCATGAAGCTAGACTTTTCCACCTCGCCTACGGTGGCTAAGTTCTTTCGTAGTAAAGCATTCGTGCGAGGGCTTCTTGGCCCCGTTGGAAGCGGCAAATCCTATGCTTGTTGCGCAGAAATTTGGCGCAGGGCTGTGGAACAGAAACCCTCGCCCAGAGATGGTATCAAGTATTCTCGCTTTGCGATAGTCCGAAATACACATCCGATGTTAAGAACGACAACATTAAAGACCTGGCAAGAGCTGATGCCTGAGAATGTGTGGGGCAACGTCAAGTATGCGCCCCCTATTACTCACCATATCAAGCTACCGCCCAGGGGGAATGCCGCTGGAATTGACTGTGAGGTTATCTTCTTAGCATTAGATGACCCCAAGGATGTGCGAAAGCTACTATCCCTGGAGCTAACTGGAGCTTGGGTTAACGAGTGTCGGGAATTGCCCAAGGCTGTGATTGATGGATTGACCCACCGTGTCGGCCGTTTCCCTACGAAAGCTGACGGTGGCCCTACTTGGCATGGCGTTATCATGGACACAAATCCGCCCGACAACGACCACTGGTATTATGTTACCGCACATGACAAAGATAGGCCGAAAGGTAAGTATGCCTGGGAGTTCTTTGAGCAACCTGGCGGTGTTATCGAAGTGCCTATGGATGAAGTTCCTGAAGAGATGCCTGAAGCCCAGGGATATCTGTATGCGGCCGCCAGGTGGTGGAAAACAAACCCCAAGGCTGAGAACCTGGGCAACCTGCCCCAGGGATATTATGAACAGCTCCTGGGTGGCAAGAACCTGGATTGGATTAGGTGCTACGCTGAAGGTAAATATACCTACGTCCAGGAAGGCAAGGCTGTCTGGCCTGAGTATCAAGATAGTCTGATGGCGGCTGAGCTAGAGCCTACCCCTGGCATCCCTGTCCAGGTAGGCCTCGACTTTGGTTTGACCCCTGCCGCTGTCTTTGCTCAGCGTATGCCGAATGGAACATGGCACGTTCTGCATGAGCTGGTTACCTTTGACATGGGCTTGAACCGCTTTGTGAATATGCTCAAGGAAGAAATGGGCATCTACTTTCCCAAGTATGAGTTCATGATATGGGGTGACCCTGCTGGTCAACAGCGTGACCAGATATATGAGACAACTGCCTTTGACCATATGCGGTCAATGGATATGCTGGCCAGGCCGACTGCAACAAACGACTTTAAGGTTCGTAGAGAAGCCCTGGCTATTCCCATGTCTCGCCTCATAGATGGCAAACCTGGGTTTCTAATTAACAAAAGCTGTACTCGACTGCGCAAATCCCTGGGTGGTGGTTACCATTTCAAGCGTGTCAGCATGGGAGCTGGCCAGGAACGCTACCGTGATACCCCAAACAAGAACGAACATTCCCATATTGGGGATGCCGCTGGCTATTGCTTGCTGGGTGGGGGTGAACATAGAGCGATGACCACCAGGGGAAGCATGAAGATGGGCGGCCAAACAAACACAAAGGTGCTAGATTTCGATGTTTTCAACTGATGAGCTAAACTATGTGATGGAATTAGACTATCCATCACAAAAGGTTGTCCAGTTCCACCCTGACCATTTGAAGATGATGCCGCTAAATGAGTTCGACAGAAAGCACGTTGGGCTTTTTAGTAGCTATAGGGAGTACATAGAGGCCTATGCCGCCAGCGGTTTGTGCTTTTCTGCCATGCAAGATGGTGTCCTGTATGCCTGCTTTGGCATTAACAAGATGTTCCCCCATGTCTATGAAGCCTGGCTGATACCCAGCGCAGAAATATCTAAAAAAGCCTACCGAATGCACAAGGCATCCCTCAAGTTTTTTGACCATGCTGTGAACAAACTAGCAATACAACGGTTACAAATCACGGTTTGTACACGCAATGTTCGGGCTGTCAAATGGGCAGAAAGATGTTACTTTGAACATGAGGGCTTACTGCGCAACTTTAGCGCAGATGGCGATGATTACTACATGATGTCGAGGATTTCATAATGGGCGGTCTTTTTTCTAAACCTTCTCCACCACCACAGCCAGACACCTCTGAAGAGGAAGAGCGCAGAGCGCAGTCTGTTGAAGCTCAAGAACGCTCAGAGCGCAGAAAGATTGCGTCACGCGGTAGAGCCAAGCGCATGGGTGGCATGGCACAAATGATGAGCCAGGTTCGGCCTAATGCCGCTACTGGTACAGCCCAGCAATTTGGCCAATCAACTACTCTGGGCGGTCAGGGTGTGCGAAATCCTAGAGCGAATGTATGACGCAAAGGGAATACGTCCGAAATCCAAAGCACCGCAGGCAATCTCCACAGGAGCAACGTGATGATGGAAGAGAAGAAGAAGCCTCTGGACAAGAAGGCGAAGGCGGCCAAGCTCAAGAAGGCAATGGCTAAGAAGTACGGCAAGAAAAAGCCTGCTGAGAAAAAAGAAGGCTACTAGGTATGACCAAAAAGGCGCACCAAAATCCTAAAGGTGGGCTGAATGAGGCAGGTCGCAGGGCGGCAAAGGCCAAAGGTCAGAACCTAAAAGCCCCTGTTAAATCAGGCACGAACCCTCGCAGGGTAAGCTTTGCTTGCCGTATGGGTAAGGTCAAAGGTGATATGAAAGATAAGAAGGGTAGGCCGACACGGTTAGCCCTGGCTCTCAAAGCATGGGGCTTTGGCAGTAAAGAAGCGGCTCAGAATTTCTGTGCCAGGCACAAAAAGAGTTAAGCATGGCATTATCTGTTAAAGCATTAAAGAAACGCTACAAGCTGGCGCAAAACCGCAAGGAACAATGGCGGTCTATCTATGAGGAAGCCTACGAATATGCGTTGCCCATGCGCAATTTGTACGATGGCTACTACGAACAGGACACGCCTGGCCAGAATAAGATGAAGCGAGTGTTTGATAGTACCGCTATTCACAGCACCGCACGTTTTGCCAACCGCATACAGTCTGCTTTGTTTCCTCCCCAGCAAGGCTGGTGTCGGTTGACCCCTGGGTCTGAGATACCTAGAGAAAGACAGGTCGAGGCTCAGCAGGTTTTAGATGCATACGCAAGCAAGATGTTTGATGTAATGCGTCAGTCAGGCTTTGACCTGGCTATGGGTGAGTTCTTGTTAGACCTGGCTGTTGGAACGGCTGTTATGCTTATCCAGCCTGGTGACGAAGAGCGTCCTATTAGATATACGGCTATCCCTCTATATCAGATTAGTTTTGATGAGGGGCCAAACGGTGACCCTTCTTATGTTTACCGTAAATTTAAGCGGCCATATGAGGTGCTAGAGACAGAGTTCCCTGGTGTTTCTGTTCCTAAAGAGGTTGCTGATAAGTTTAGAGAGAACCCACAAGAGCGTATTGAGCTTCTTGAGGCCACCTATAAAACCGACAAGGGCGATGTTGAGTATTGCCTGATGACAATGGAAGGTGACCACAAGATATTGCACAAGAGCTTGAAGAGTATGCCTTGGGTTATCAGTAGATATATGGTTGCACCAGGTGAGATATTTGGCCGTGGGCCAGTTCTTTATGCTCTCCCTGACATTAAGACCCTGAACAAGGTTGTCGAATTGACGCTGAAAAATGCAAGCCTCAGCATTGGTGGCGTATTCACGGCTGTAGATGATGGTGTCCTGAACCCACAGACGGTCAGTATCGTGCCTGGTGCAATCATTGGCGTATCGTCAAACGGTGGGCCGCGTGGCCCATCCTTGCAACCATTGCCTCGTTCTGGCGATAGCAACCTGTCGCAGATTGTTACCAATGATTTGCGTATGAACATCAAAAAGACATTACTAGATGAGAGCCTGCCCCCCGACAATATGTCGGCACGTTCTGCTACAGAAATCGTAGAACGCATGAAGGAGCTGTCTCAAAACCTTGGTGCGGCCTTTGGTCGGCTAATTGTCGAAACCATGTTTCCCATTGTTCGCAGAACCCTAGAGCTTATGGATGAGCAAGGGTTGGTTGACTTACCTCTCAAGGTCAACGGTCTGCAAGTGAACATTGCTCCAGTGTCTCCTCTCGCTATGGCTGGTAACATGGAAAAGGTCGGCAATGTTCTACAGTTCTTGCAAATCTCCCAAGGACTAGGGAACGCAGGCATGGTTCTTATCAAGCCTGATGCTGTGGGTGATTACATCCTAGACCACCTGGGCATTGATGCTTCTCTGCGCACAACCCCTGAAGAGAGGCAAGCTATCATGCAACAAGCGCAGGCAATGATGGCGCAACAACAACAGGCGGCCGCACCCCCACAACCAGGAATGCCACCTGAAGGCGCACCGCCAGAAGGCGCACCACCACCTGAAGGACAACCACAGTGAACCAAGCTGAGAAGATTAGAGACATCAATTCTGTAGGATGGGATGGCGTAGAGGCTAATGTCACCCCCCTTAGAATGCGCAACTCTGATAGCCAGAGAGCTATAGACATTGCGTATCGTAAAGCCTTCATGACCGAAGAAGGTAAGAAGGTATTAGAGCATTTACGTTCAGTAACTGTAGAACAGCCTGCCTGGATACCAGGAGCTGAACCTAGCTATGGTTATGCTAGAGAAGGCCAAAACAGTATTGTTCGTGAAATTGAGCAACGTATAAGGAGAGCAAATGAGCCAGAGTGAACAGGCTGTTGCTGAAGAGCAACAACAACCTGAACAGTCACTGATGAGTTCTGTTGAGGTTTCACATGAAACAAATGACCAGGCTACAAACCAAAGTATTCCTCACCTGGATAACGATGAGGGTGAAATTGAAGGTGCGTATGAACGCCCTGAATGGATGCCTGAAAAGTTTTGGGCAGATGATGGCCCAGACCTTGAAGCAATGGCTAACAGCTATCAAGAGCTGGAGCAAAAGTTTCATCAAGGGAAGCATAAAGCTCCTGAGAAATATGACACAGCGGTCTTAGAAGAGTTTAGCATTCCAGCAGATGACCCTGTTGCATCTTTCTATCTTGATTGGGCAAAGAATAATGGCGTAAGCCAGGCGGCCTTTGAAGATTTGGCCAAGACATTTTTGTCTAACAGCGTACAAAATGCAGAAGCACAAGCCCTGGACATGGCTCAAGAGAAGCAAGCCCTGGGTGCTAATGCTGATGAAATCATTACATCTAATGTTAAATGGGCAGATGGCCTGGTTCAGAAGGGCATCATCTCTAAGGATGAGCGTGAAGAGCTAGACATCTGGGGCGGCACAGCGGCAGGTCAACGTCTGATGCAGAAGATGAGAGCAATGCAAGGTGACATGGTTCAGATACCTACTAGCCTGGCAGACACCCCATCTCAGTCAGAAGAAGATTTCCGCGCAGAGATGCAGTCTAAAATGCAAGACCCTCGTTATGGGTCTGACCCTGCTTACACACGCTCTGTTGAGAAGGAGTTTGAACAGAGATATCGCTAAGCAAGTTATGGGTTTACAAGGTGCGGCTTGTGGTATATTTTGTACTTGTACGATAACTGTAACCACAGCCGTACTGACACACCTAACGGTGTCGATGCCCATTCGTTATGGGTAGGTTACAGCCCAGACTTTCCTGGATAACTGTTGCGACTTTTGTTGTTAATCAAATCTAGGAGAGAGTTATGACAACTCGTGCAAATCTATCTCCAGCATTCGTCCAGCTCTTTGAAGCAGAAGTTCATCAAGCTTATCAAGGGGCGGCTGTACTTACAGGTGCGGCTCGTACTCGTACTGGCGTTGTTGGTTCAACCGTTAATTTTCCAAAGGTAGGCAAAGGCCAGGCTAGTATTCGTACTCCAGCCACCGATGTTGTGCCGCTTAACACATCCTTCTCAAGCGTGTCCTGTAGTCTGACAGACTATTATGCCGCTGAGTACAGTGACATCTTCTTGCAACAGAAGATTAACTTTGATGAAAGACGCGAATTAGCGATGGTAGTGGGTGCGGCTATCGGCCGTAGACAAGACCAGCTAATGCTGGATGCATTGGATGCCGCATCAGCAGGTGGCTCAGTAGCCAACACTGTTGTTACATCTGGTACAGCAACTGCGTCAAACCTGAACGTAGGTAAAATCATTGAAGCTAAGAAGCTTATGGATGCTAAGAACGTGCCTGCTGAAGGCCGCCATTTCATTGTTCACGCCAACAACCTGGCTGGACTACTTGGTGATGAACGTGCCGTTTCAGCAGACTATCAGCAAATCCAGGCTCTCGTAGGCGGTAGCATCAATTCCATGTTGGGTTTCACCTTCCATGTACTTGGTGACCGTGATGAGGGTGGTCTAGACATTGATGCGTCTAATGACCGTACTTGCTTTGCTTTCCATCAGTCAGCGTTGGGCGTAGCCGTGGGTATGCCGCCATCAACAGAAATCAACTACATTGCTGAAAAGACTAGCTTCTTGGTAACAGGTAAGCTGTCAATGGGCAGTGTGGCGATTGATAACGATGGTATCGTTGACGTAATCTGCCGCGAAAGCTAAGGAGGTATATCATGGCTTTTAATCGTGATGGCTGGAATCCAATCGGTGGACAGTCTAAAAAAGGAACAGCCCCTCAGATGTTTGCATACACAAGCGCAGATGCGATTGCTGACGTAAACACTGAAGGCTATTTCAACAGCGTTTCACAGGATGTCGCAGTAGGTGACATTATCTTTGTGCATGACAGCGCAACCCCAACAATGTCTATTGCTGTGGTTCTGTCTAATGCCGCAGGTATTGTCGATATCTCTGACGGTACAACTGTAGCAGTCACAGACGCTGACTAAAGAATAGGGATTGGGGCAGGTCAATCCGAAACACCTGCCCCTAACCCTTAACCTGTAGGAGCTAAGAGATGGCGGCTGGCGATACCCCTGTAACAATTTGTAACAAAGCTTTATTGCTTCTGGGTGCTGAGCCAATCAATAGCTTCAATGATGGTACACCTGCCGCACAAGCTTGTGACACTATCTATAAAGAGGTCAAGACATCCACACTGTCTATGTACAGGTGGAGCTTTTCTATAGGTAAAGTGCAACTAGCCAGGGATGCGGCTACGCCACAGAACGAATGGCGTTATCAATACGTTCTTCCAAATGATATGCTGAATGGAGTGCCAGAGGCCGTAAGGGTAAACAATACGCCTGGCGCATTACTATTCAAAGATTGGGATATGGCGCAGGCTACAGGCGGCTACCCTGTCCTAATGACTAACGCTACAGAGATACACATTGATTATCAGAGGGCTGTTGGTGAAGGCATCATGCCCACATACTTTGTTACTCTGTTGATGTATCAAATGGCCTGGCATCTCGCAGAGGTGATTACTGACCAGGTTACTAAATCGCAATATTGGCGGCAGGTAGCTCTAGGCAATCCTGGTGAGGGTGGTCGAGCTGGTTACTTTAGACAGGCCTGCGCTATTGATAGTGGGGGTCAGACACCGTCTGTTGTAGGCGATTATCTTCTGACTGATGTGCGATGAGCCGTGTTCAGCAGTATCAAGCATCATTTACTATCGGTGAGCTAGACCCTCTACTCAGGGGGCGAATAGACTTACAGCAATACTATACGTCTGTAGCTTCAGCTAAGAATGTAATCTTTGAACCCCAGGGCGGTTTCAGCCGCAGACCTGGGCTAAAGTTCTTGCAGAACATTACATCTGACAATGCTGAAGATGGCGTGATGCTTGTGCCGTTTGAGTTCAGCTCAGAAGAAAGCTTCATGTTTGTGATGGTTGCGCAAAAGACAAATGCGCCAAACCCTCGCATCAGAATGTACATCTACAAAGATAAGCAACTGCTTACTAATCTTAATGGAAGCGGCAATGACTATATAGACCGTGTAACAGGTAGCCTATACAGCGTCACAGACTTTGACCTGAAGCGTCTATACTTTACACAGTCTGCCGACACACTGATTTGTGTGCATCCCAACTTTGAACCCTTCAAGGTTGTTCGCGGTGCAACAGATACAGATTGGACGGTCAGCGCAATCAGTAACCTGGTGATACCTATGCACCAGTTTAATCCATCTAACAGCAATCCATCAGCAACCCTAACCCCAGACAAGGTAGATGGAACGGTCACCCTGACAGCCAGCTCTAGTGTTTTTACATCTGCTGACGTTGACCAATATGTAGAAGCGGCTAATGGTTTTGGTCGCGCCAGGATTATTAACTATGTTTCTGGCACAGAGGTTGAGGCCTTTGTTGAAGTGCCGTTCTTTAATACAGATGCTATCGCCAGCGGTGATTGGGAATTGCAAGCTGGCTATGAAGAGGCCTGGTCTAACTCACATGGCTGGCCAATATCTGCTACGTTCCATGAAGGTCGTTTGTATTTTGGTGGCTCAGCATCTCTACCCTCTACACTGTTCGGGTCTAAGGTTGGGCAGTTCTTTAATTTCAAAGCGGCAGAAGGCCTGGATGATGATGCTATTAAAATCACCCTGGCAACTGACCAGGTAAACACTATCACTGGTTTGCGGTCTGGCCGTGACTTGCAGGTGTTCACTACAGGTGCAGAGTTCTTTATTCCCCAGGGTGACCTAGACCCCATCACACCATCTAACGTGGTTGCTAAATCTAGTACAAGGCGTGGAGCTAAGCCATTCATCAGACCCCAGGCGGCTGAAGGCGGCACGTTGTTTATCCAGCGGTCAGGCAAGGCTATTCGTGAGCTGTTGTTCTCTGACGTTGAGCTGTCCTATGTGGCAAACAACATCAGCCTCTTGGCATCACATCTTATCGTAGACCCTGTTAAATTAGCCCTAAGAGCCGCTACAGACACCACAGAGGGTGACCTTCTCCTGGTTCTTAATGGAACAGACACAACAGGCTACAGAGCCGCCAGCCTGCCTTATAAGGGGCAGATAGCGGCATTCATGCTAAACAAGGGGCAGAACATTGTAGCTCCATCACACCTGGTTACTGACGGTGATTTCATAGATGTAGCTGTTGACCAGGATGCTATCTATGTTGTGACTAAGCGCAACCTGGCTACCCAGGCATATGCTACTGCGACAATTACTGTCACTGATTATCTAAACCTGGTTGTAGGTAGCACCATTACATTGCACCAGGAAGATGGCACAGCGGTGGTGTTTACCAGCGAGACACTAGATATTACGCCACCAGCTAACCCAGAAGGGTTTAGGCCATACGCAGATAACGACACAACAGCGACAAACCTGGCGGCCGCTATCAATACGCATTCAGGCTTTTCAGCAACTGCTACGGCAAATGTGGTAACAGTTACTCGCGCTGATGCTGGTGACCAAAACCTAACGAATGCCACATCTGATAACACTAGGCTAACGACTACAGACTTTACCCAAAATGTGGGTGACCAATATTTGGTTGAGGTGTTTGATGATGACTTTACTACAGACTGCGCTGTTCAACAGCTATCTGGTTTCTCTACTGCAACCCTGTCTGGTCTAAGCCATATTGAGAGCGAGACCGTAGATATTGTCAGAGATGACATTGTAGAGACAAGAGACAAGGTTACGGCTGGCACAGTAGCTCTTAGCGGTGTGCCTACTACATATGTAGAGGCTGGCCTGGCATATGATGTTGAGGTTGTTACTAACCCTGTAGAGACCAGGCTATCGTCTGGAGCTATACAAGGACAGCGCAAGCGCATCCTAGAGGTTACGCCTCTGATGTATCTCACACAGAACCTGGTTGTTAATGGCAGGTCTTTGCCGTTGCAATCGACACCCATAGGGGGTGGCGGTGGTGTCAATAGTTACACTGGCCGCAAAAAGACGCAGGGCTTCCTGGGGTACTCCAGGGATGCTCAAATAACCATAAGCCAGAATGAGCCGTTGTTTATGACGGTCTTAGCTCTGGATTACAAAGTATCGGTAGGTCAATAATGTCAGGCGTAGAATTAGCAGTATTAGCAGTAGCATCGTCAGCGGTCTCAGCATACGCTGGCATCCAGGCCGCAAAAGCACAAAAGGCTCAGTATGATGCCCAGGCCGCCCTTACAGAAAAGAAAGGTCGGCAAGAGGCATTAGCATACAAGCAGAAGGGTGTTGAGGTTCTAAAGAACATGAACAAAGCCCTGGCCGCTACGACAGCTAGAGCTGGTGCAGGCAACATAGACCCCTTCAGTTCTGGGGATAGTCCTGACATTATCATGGGTTACACCATGAGGGCAGGTACAAACGACTTTACCATTACGCGAGACAACGCCAGCCTTACTCAAAAGTATGCTAAGTATCAGGCAGACAATTACAGGTTTGCAGGTAGAGAGGCTGTTCGTACTGCCAAGGTTGCCGCTGTTGCTCAGATTGGTATGAGTGTAGCACAAGCTGGTTTCTTGTCTGGCTCTGGTGGCTTTACTGGTGGCAACAACATGATACTGCCTAATAGCGCATCTGCACCAGGTGGGGCTACAGGTTGGTTCGGTAGTGCAATAACACCAACGGCCGCCCCTGTAGTAAATACTGCGCCTGCTTTGTCATACACCCCTAGCTCCTTTGCAACTGTATAGGTGAAGCATGGCTGAGCGTTTTGTTAGATATGAACAGCAACTAGGGCGGTTAAACATCCCTGACGTTGAGTTCGCGGCTGAAAAAGAAATAGCTAGAGGCTATAACAAAATCAGCGGTCAGCTCGACAGAATGTCGCAGTTCTTTATGGGGCAGGCTGAAACACAGTTTAAGCTTGAAGGCGCAGAGTATGGTGCGGCTAATGCTCCAACAGAACAGCAAATCCAAGATGCTTACAAAGACGGTGAGCAAATTGATTTAGTAGGTGACAACTACTCTGTATACGGTCGTGCGGCAAGGGCGGCCGCCATGAATGCCGCAACAGATGAGATTGAGTTCCAGGCTAAAAAAGAAATCCTTAACTATATGACTGAGGCAGAGCGTGGTGAGTATGACGTTAACATCGTCAATGACAAAATAGACACCATCATTGCTGGCTATTCTTCTATCCTGGATGACACAAGCCCTGCTAATGCTAAACGGTTAAGAGCAAATCTTGGCCTGTTTGGTTACGGCAAGAGCCAAGCCCATGCATCTGACATGATTAAGCTGAGCCGACAGAGAGAGATATCAAGCTTCTCTGCCGCATTCCAGCTATCCCTGGAAGGGATATCTAATGTTATCAGAACAGCAACTAGCCAAGAGATTATGCTGGATGAGGCTATGGCTATCCAGCGTGGCGAGACACCAGGCCAGCCAATCACGGTAGGTGCGGCTGATGTTGCTGATGCCATCTTAGATAAAGAGCTTAACTACATCTTAAAAAGAGCAACTGGTCTGCGTATGAGCAAATCGCAGATAGATAACATTGTTACTACCTGGAACAATGAGGTTGAGAGAGCGCAGACTGCTATCGTTCTAAGCGAGGTCATTGGTCACGAAGCCCCCAGGGAATTGCTGACTAACATGACAAACGCTGTTAGAGAGATGAACCAGGGTGGCACTACACAGTACAGAGAGCAACTGCCACCGCAACTAGCAATCGCCTTACAACTTGCTAAGCCTGATAAGAGAGCTGAGCTATTAGACCTGGCTCGTACCTCATGGCGCACCACCATAGAAGATAGCCAAAAGCAAATCACCTATGACAATAGTGTGCGTGAACAAGAAGTGCGCAGAGTTAATAAAGATTTTACAACTGCTTTAAGGGTAGAAAGCCTTACGGCAATGAGTTTGGCCGCAAGAGAAATGAACGACTTTGACCCTGTTCGTGCGCAGGCCATGACAGAGCTTGTTGACCAAATACAGGTTGAAGGGTTTGTCACCATGAACACTGACAACTTTGGGGTTAAGCAAAAATTTGAAACTGACCTGGTTAATCCAAACCCTGAATACGATTTGAGTGATTTGGTTGAAGCTAGAAAAAATAAACAATTATCACACAAGACCTTCATTGAGCTGGCTGAAAAGTATGAAGCGCAATATGACACTAATTTCAAAATGGCATTAGATGAGGTTAAGGCAATCGTAGGCATTCCACAGAATGCTTATGCTGATAGTTCTTTCTTAGATAGTGTAGCGAACCAGATATATACAAGCATTGAAACACAACTGCTTAAAGCTCGTAGACAAGATACTACTGGTACGTTTGACCCACAGAATTGGGTAGATGAAAACCTTGACGAATTTTATGTAAGGGTAACGCAAGACGTTACTGACCCTATTAAGGTCAAGGCTAAGAAGATGAGCCGTAGAAGCGCGGTTACTATTCGTGACAAAGCGGCTAATGAAGGTGACGATGCTCTGTTCAATGAAATGCAAGACCTGATTGAACAGGTTGATGAGTTATTGCAAAGAGACCCAGAGCTTAACTTACCAGGGTGGATGGATTGATGGATGAGTTCAGCAAACACTTTAATCAAATCCAGGTGATGCGTACATCAGATGAAAGCTATGCATACCAGGATGCCGCTACTGGCGAGTTCTCTGTAGGTACAGGCACAATGCCTATGAGGGAAGGTTACCCTGAAGGCATGGAAGCTGGGTCAGCAGAAGCACAAGAGTATGACCTAAAGCGGTCACAGGTTTATGGATTGCCTGTTGGTGCGATAGACCCTGAAAGCATTAAGGCGGCACAAGGCACACGCCAAGGCCAAGAGCTTAAAGACCCCAACTGGATTGCGGCCAGCCGCATTCTGCATGACTACATGAACAGGGCTAGAACCGAAAACATTAACATCTTTGGTGTAGACCAAGCTGTTGACATGGATGCAAAGACCCTTGGCAGTGCAGAAGAGTATGCGTCCTGGGGTGTGCAGTTTATGAACCGCTTTGATAACAACATTTCTATGATGCTGTTAGACATTGGCAAGGTTGAGAATGCCCCTATGGAAGTACAAAAATCTATGTACTACCTCATGGAAACAGCCGACAGAGAAGGTATCACTGGCGATAATTTCCTATCTGGCCTGGGCTACCAACTGGTTGACCCAATGAATTGGGTAGGCCTTGGCACGTTTGGCATTGGTATGGCTGGCAAGTATGCTGGCAAGCAATTCACTAAGGCTACATTTAAGCAGGCTCTCAAAGACATGGTAAGCCTCAAGCCTACTGGTGTTAAGCTGGCAACGTCAGCCGAAGGTTCAATGTTTGCGGCCGCTGATAACTTGGCGCGGCAAGACGTAAAGATTGGTGCAGGTGTACAAGATGAGGTTAATGTTGGCGAGGCGGCTCTTGCTACAGCGGCAGGTGCGGCTATTGGCTACCAAGCACCTAGTGTCTTAGAAGGTGCAGGCAAAGGTATTAAGGCTGGCTTTGACAAGCTGAACAAGCTTAGCCCAGAAGAGGAAGCGGCACGAAGCGTAGGTGACCTGATTGACCCAGAGAACACCAGCATAGAACCACCGCTACCAGACAAAGGTGACCTGGTTATTGATGAGCCGCCCAAGGTTAATCCTGTCGTAGATGACCTGCCCCTGGTCGAGTTTGATAGCTTAGAGGGCATGAAGATATTTCCTATCGCGGCAGACCTTACTAAAGCAGGCGGTGAGTTTGAGGGCATTGATAGCTCTAAGATTGATGTGCCAATTATTCTGCAAGGTGGCCCAGACTATCCAAACCTGGAAAGCTCTAGACAAGCTGGCCTAGTGTGGGCGTTTGATGGTTCTGGCAAATCTACCCAGAAGCTAAGCAAAGATGCTGAGTATGCCCTGGTTGTCGCTATGAAGCCTGACAGCCACAAGACTAATGCTACTGTGACTAAGGCCATGCTAGAAACAACGCTGGCTTATATTCGTGATGGTCGTATGGATATAAACACCATTGCATTGCTAGATAAAAAGATAAGCAAAAAAAGAGCTGGTACGGCCAATGTACCTGATTGGCCAGGCCTGGGTAGTGCAGATGTGGCAGATTATATTCGTAATGCTACCTTTGAACAGCGTAAGACCATTATGGCTGTAATGACCAGCCCAGATGCGCAAAACAATGGTGCGCCTAATTTGCAAAAGATATTAGATGCTACGGCTGACGCAAGGTATGTAGGCCTTAATTCATATGACAGCATTATGCTGGTAGAGATTGACCGCAAGGGTGGTCGAGTAAAGCTTGGAGAAGAAAGCGGCACACCTGAACATCTAAGTTATGAGTACGGCATTAAAGGCAAGCCTGTTGCTAGAGTGCCGTTTATGGCGGCACAGACCATGTTCCCTGATTGGTTTGAACAGCGGTTAAAAGATGAAGCCACTATGAAAAAAACAGGGCTTACTATGGAAGGTAACCCTTTAACGAAAAAACCTGAAGATGGTCGAGGAAGGTCGTTCTATCTAAGCCTGCCTATTGAAGAGATAACACCTGAAAAGGTTGCCAATATGAAGGCATCCGCTGTCGAGAAGATACAAAGCCCATTGCAGGCTAAGCTTCTAGTTAATGCCCTGGATGATGGCTGGCAGACTACTGACGATGCCGCTGGCAAAGGCGGTATTACTGCATTGGATTGGGTGAAAGAAGCCAGCGCATCTCCAGAAAGCTCTACGCTATCATTCCCTGATGGAAAGGGAAGAACAGAGCAAGGCAGAAATCTGCAAAAGAAAGTTAACTCAGGTCAGATAAAACTATACAAGCTAAAAGATAGCCGCACCTATTTCGGCATAGAAAAGGATTACGACTATTTTGATGCATATGGTCTTAGCGATGACGCAGAGCATTGGATACCTGATGCAGATTATGATGGGCCACCATTAACTAATTCAGAGAAAGCCCTGGTTTCTGTTGTCAGTAATGATTTCGGTGCAAAAGGTATCGGGGCTACATCTGTCATGAAGGCTATTGAGGAAGGTGCTACTGTCCTAGATTGTTTCGCAGTTCGTTCTGATAATTTTCCCTCTGGATTCCTGCCTAGTTTCTATGCTAGTATGGGATTTGAGAGTGTAGGAACAATCAAGTTTGACCCACAGATTGTTCTTGCAGAACCAAATGGAGCAACCAGATTGGCCGATATGGAAGCGGCATGGTCTAAGCGTGGATGGAAAAAAGGTGACCCTTATCCAGACATCGTGGTTATGAAATACCAAGGAGATGACAATGGCAGAGAACAATTCACAAGAAGATTTATCGCAGACGGTGATGAGGGCTTTA